GTTGTGTACCCTTGACCTTCTTGGCTATACCTTAAGTCAGCAAGTACACGCTCCCTGTCTTTAGCGCCTGTAGATAATTCGTTGAGCCAGTATGCTTCACCTGCCTCATCCATCTCGCCTCTGTTAAATTCATTTTGATATTGTTGGCTTAACCAGCCAGCATCACTTATTGTATTTGCCATGTTTGCACCATTACTTAAATTAGAGTTTCCATTCATTAGATTAGCTAATACTTCTGAGGAATCAGCCGCAGTACCTACACCTAAAGATGAAAGTATACCAGAGTTGTTAGAGGCACTATCTGAGGCACTACCACCACTATTAGAATCATTATCACTACTACCACTTTGGGCTAGTTGAGATTTCATCTGCTTAGACAAACCATCCCACTGTTCATCAGAGTAACCTTCTGGGCGTATACTATCTAATTGTGCTTGAGTTAAATTACCTTGACCACCCGCTATAAAAGCATAAGTTAATTGGTTGGTAAGTTGAGGACTACGAGCCATTGCTACCCGATCAGTCTCAGACATAGTAGCCCAATCAGGGTTTGAGGATTCCTGTAGTTTATATTCTAACATTGACTCTTTATTCATACCAAACTGAGTCTGTTCAGCAAAGTCACCTACAGGGTCAAAATTCATATAGGCATCTAACAAACCACCTAAGTAACTATCTTTTCCTATCTTATCGCCTAGCTTTTCTAAAAGTAAATTTGTTAGACCACCAGTAAGACCACTACCTAGGCCTTTAAACATTGTATCAGGTACAGAGTCGGGATAATATGCACCAGTATCACTAGTGCTGAATAGACTAGGCGCATTAGCGTATGTGTTTCCTTGTGTGTTTGGGTTACCCCCAGTATCTTGAATGTTTAAAAAGTTATAGGGGTAGTTTCCTCCAGTAATGTTAGCTAAATCTAGTGGCGTAACTACCGAGCCTGTTTCTGTTGTTCTCCCAGTATTAGTAATATTATTATTATTAGAATCATAAAGAGAACCTATAGCAGCCCCACTTCCTGATCTAACTGCATTACCATATTTATCGACTAACGCCATTACGCTGTCCTTTTCCAAAAGTAAACAACAATGTAAGGCTGACCTGCACCTCCCGTACCTGTTGCTAAGTTACCTGTCTCTTGTGAAGTATCAAAGTTAGTGTCACTTGCATTAATACCAACTAATACACGACCAGAAGCAAAGGATACCCAAGTACCTACGCCTAGTAAGGTTGCAGGGTTAGTAGCTACTATAGCAGTGTACACAGAACCTATAGGGTAAGCTACAGCGTTAATAGAGGCTGCTGTAGGGGCTGCTGCTTTTACAAAGGCTGTAGTAGCTATCTGAGTAGTATCAGTCCCTACAGCAGCCGTAGGAGCCGCAGGGACGCCTGTGAACGTAGGTGCTGCTATAGGTGCCTTGGCTGTAATACCAGCGACTATAGCGGCTTGTGTGAACGCTGTGGTAGCTATCTGTGTACTGTTAGTTGCTGCTGTGGCTGTAGGTGCTACTGGTATGCCTGTGAAAGTGGGGGCACTTAAGTTAGCCTTAGTGCCTATGGACGTTTGTATGCTTGAAAACTCATCATCAATCTCAGTACCACTTACAGTCTTAAGTGAGTTACCTGTAGGTAAAGCGTCCTTTGATGCAAAGTTAGTTGCTTTAGTGTAATTAGACATAGTTAAAGTACCTTACCTTGTTTGGCATAAATTGAAATCTTCTGTAATGACATAGGCGTACCATTTATATCAGTAGTGAATCCTATCTGTATAATGTCACCTGAGCCTTGTGTTGATGCTTTTTGTTCATCTATTAATACTGAACCTGAGTATTTACCTATCCCATATTCAGTTATACCATACTCAAACACAGTACCAGTGTCTAAAGTAAATGTGTAACCATAGTATACTGGACTGTAATCATAACCAATTTTAAGTGCAAAGGTTTGACCTGTAGCACCTACTGTGGTAGCTGATAGTTTCTTTACTATCTTAGTGACGTTAGCCATGCCCAAATCAAAGAAATTACTATAATAAGCCATTTCATATTTAGCACCATTATCCTGATAGCCTGTGTACTTAGCTACTCCATTAGACTCTGCAAAGAATAAGTCAGAGCCTTTAGACAAGAATCCTTTTGGTGACACTGAGGGCCATATTGTAGCTCTGTAGCTTCCATCTTCTAAAGTTGTTCTTGTGTCAAAGCAAAAGGTCTGTTGTGACGTAGGAAAAGTTATTAGGTAGAAAGCGTTAGTTGGTGAGTAGACTGACTTAATTAAATCAATGTTTTCTGCTCGTATTGCCTGTATAACATCATCACGTATGTTCTTAGATATGTCTCGCATAGGTTGAGACTTTTCTTGTACTGTACGATTTAATGAACGTATACCTGTGTTACTTAAGAACAGTATGTCCTCACCTGTATTCTGTACTGAGTCTCTAGCAATACAACCAACACCTTCAATAACTTCTACTAATGTTAAACTTGCAGTAGTCATTCCAGCTTGAAAGTTATCACCATCACTGTATACAATAATGTTATCTTTACAGAATATAAACAAGTTACCATTGTGGGCACCTAAGGCTACAATCTCGTCCATGCCCTGCGTAAGTACAGATGATATATCTAATGTACCAGAAGTACCGCCCGTCCATTTAGTACCATCAAGTACATCAGTAAAGTAAACTGTAGTTTTATTAGTTGCTGTATCCGCAGCCCATAAACGCCCGTATGCTGCTAATACTGTGTGGGCACTAGGAGGTGTTCCTGCTCTACCTGAGTGTGTGAGTACCGATTGGAAAGTGTTAGCACTCCCATCATTAGTGTACACCAGTGGTAGATAACTTCTTTGAAAAAAGTAATGATGGTCGTTTAGTGTAGCTGTCTGCCAGTTACCTGCTGCTATTGTGTCTGTGGTACTAGGCGTTAGAGTAAGTAAGTTTGTTGTGTCTCTATAAAACTTATCACTACTAAAAGACAACATAATGTCAGTACCATCAAGGTCTTTAAAGTTTGACACACCTTTTAAGTTTACATTAGCGTTAGCACCTGCCGATGAATCTTTGCTTGTGCTTAAGGTCTGCCAACCCTTACGTGAGCCTAGGCGACCATACTTATCAATAATACAGTTGTCTGCTTGTAGTGCAAAACCTTCTTGCAAAGTAACACCAGACTCTTGAGTGTTTAACCCGAAGAACGCTGGTGCTGCAATGGAAGAGGACATTAGTTGCTTTCCCATGATTAACAAGCCTCCCAGATCAGTTCCTCAGGGTGCTTGTCTGCGTCCAGTGCAATAGCATCAGAAAGATAGTTACTAGCTAAAGCCTTAGCTGATACTGCCGACATACCACCATCTTCACCACGTTCCTCAAGTGCCATTGCATAGGCTAAGGCTTGTACAGGTAAATGTGGTATACGTAAAGTATCCGCATCATTAACCAAAGGCTGTGAACGCATAACTACGTTAAAGTAAATAGTGTAGGCAGCGTCAGGTATAGGGTAAAGATCAACCTGTGTATCTCCCCCGACACTTACACCATTGAATACATAATACGCAGGATTGCCCGTAGCTGGTGTAGTGTTTAAAAATGCGTTAGTAAACCAGTGTGGGTCTTTATATTGTAAAAATGAATCACTTGTTAAGTTTACTACGTCTAATATGTTTACGTTATTACCTGAGTCAGTAAGAACATAGTTAAATACTCCACTTTGCGTTACTGCTGTAAGAGTCTGCCGTAGTACCGACCAATTCCATGCTGCTTCCACAAGTTCTTTAGCGTCTTGAACAAAGATACTAATAAGTTTTGAGTAGCTATTCTCATTTACACTAGCAACTTCACGCTCACGTAATCTAAGTAATACGTTGTTTACCATTTCTTTATGTGTTTTCATGTGGCTTTACCATTTAATTTTTCTACTGTTCTAAGACCTGCTAGACCAAGCATAGCTAACGTAAGTTCAAGCATTGCATCTAAAGGTAACTCAGGGCTACCTAGCTCTGGTGCTAACCACTGCAACACAGGGT